TGATCTTAAAAGATCCTCTAATCCAGACCTAGAATCGTTATGAATTCCCTCATAATCAACTCCATACGGAGGGTCTGTGAAAACCATATCAGCTTTTTGACCATCCATCAGAACGTCTACTGAATCAATGCTAGTTGAATCACCGCACATAAGGCGATGGCTGCCAAGAATCCAAACATCACCCTCTTTGGATGTTGGAATTGTTGGCAACTCAGGGACATCATCTTCATCCGTTAAGCCTTCGGTTGGGGTGTTATCCGCCATAATTTCCGCAAGCTCATCCTCATTAAAACCAATGAGTGAAAGATCAGAACCTAAATCTTTTAAGTCTTTTAATTCCAGAGATAAAAGCTCTTCATCCCAGCCAGCATTCATAGCCAGCTTGTTATCAGCAAGCACATAAGCCCGTTTTTGAGCATCTGTCCAGCCTTCTGCAACCATTACTGGCACTTCTTCAAGCCCAAGTAAACGGGCTGCTTGGATGCGACCATGACCAGCGATAATCTGGCCCGTCTCGTCAATCAATACTGGGATAGTCCAACCCCACTCTTTTACAGACGCAGCGATCTGGGCAACTTGTGCCTCGCTATGCGTTCTGGAGTTTCTTGCGTAAGGAATTAATGAAGAAACTGACCGTTTCTCGACCTTATCTGCTGGATTAGACAACACTACCCCCCTATGTTCATTTTGACATTGCAAAAAAAAGAGAAAACCGTCGGTTATGTGGCAAAAGCCAACAGAGATTGCGACCCCCTACCCACCTTTGACGGTCGCTACCTCAGCCTTTGTCTAGCTGTGTCTTTATTTGATGGCAGCGCTTGCATATAGCCTGCAAGTTGCCTGGGTCATCCAATCCACCCCTACTTTTGGGTGTTATGTGATCGACCTCTGTTGCTTTGGTGACTCGTTTAGATGCCATACATACCTGGCATAGTCCGCCGTCTCTCATCATGATGCTATTGCGTAACTTGAACCATGCCCAACCATAACCACGTTCGGTCTGTGTTTGGGTGGATGTTTTGAACCATCCTGTCCGTTGTTTCTTATGCGCCTCACAGAACCCTGGTGGGCTAACTAAAGCCTTGCATCCGTATTGCCTGCAAGGATAGTGTGGTCTGAGTGCCATTGATTAAGCAGTTAAATTCTTGGTGGATAGTTGTTCCACGTTATAGATATAGAGCCACTTTATACGTCTATTTTGTTCACGTCATTAGATAGATTAGATACATTAGATACATTAGACATAATTGATAGCATCCGAATGATTGCTTGATATGTATCGTGTGAGTAACCAGCTACCCTAGAATTAATGGGATTAGGATATTCAAGCGGTGGCAATACTCCCTTCTCTATCTTGCAACGTAAGGTGCGATATGTGATTCCCAGATTAATACATATCTCTTTAATGCGGTAGAACTTATTAGACATTCTCTTGTGCCTTTCTTAGTATCTCAACATCACCCATCAAGTCTTTAAAGAATTTGTTTTCAGCTTTCAACGCCTCTATTTCAGCTTGTAGCTGGCATAGCATATCGGCAGATAATTGAATTTGTGGCAACAATTGAAATGCTCTTAATTCGCCTAATGGCTTCCCTACAATTTTTCTAGCATTTTCAATAAGTTCATTTGCGTTCATACCAGATCACCCCTGCGCTTTAGGTCTTGCTCTATCGTGGTAAGCCTTCTTTCATAGGTTGAACGAGTCATCCCAATAAGAGAGTATTTGCGGTTCATATCTGCCCATCTAACGTATCTAAATCCGTGTGGCTTACGTTTGATGTCTAAGAACTCAATCTTAAATATCTCCCTTTGATGTGGGCTAAGTGTCATTACCAACATATCAAAATGCAGCGCATCGATCTCACATACGATACGAATAGGATCTACTGGCGCAGTATCGTCACCATCACCAGAACGGGCTGATTTGAATAGTTTGCTCATAAACGATTCATAGCCTGCTGGCTTACCCGTGTCTTTGCGTGTCCAGATAATCCAGTTATCGAGTTGCGCTCTATAGTTGTAACCTAATTGCGACCATTTAGACATTTGTTGCCTCTTTGAAGTAATTACACCGCACCATATTTGCCTTCCCTGCTTTTGTGTGATCCTCTACACAGTATTCAACCCCCCAAACCTTTGCCTTGAATTGGCATCCATCACACTGCTGCCTTCCTGATCTCTGGGTTTGGTATTGCTCACGCTCTTGTTTACGTTCTAACCATTTGGCGGGATCGCCGTATTGATAGCTCTCAAGAGTCATTTGTATTTATCCTGATGAATGGCGTGATCTTCTGCAAATTGGAAAATTTCACCAATAGAGATATCCGTGTATTCATAAATTCGTTTTGATGCCAGCTTTTGCCTAACTTTTCTCATTGCATTATTTAAAATATTGGTAATTGCCTGATGGGTCATTCCCATTTCTTTAGCAATTTCTTGAAGTGTCATTGGTTCTTGCATTTATTCCAGGCCGATCTTTAATTGACGAACTTTTGCTGCGTATTCTTTTTTAATGTCTTTCAACTCATCGATAGACCATTTTTTAAGCCTAGGAGCGTTTTCCAATAGATCAACCTCGCTTAATCCAATCTTCTGAATTAAGCCTTTTCTGTAGTTGATGATGTTTCCACGCAATCCGACATTGCAAGCAGCGCATTGCTTGTTGACATTCAACTCGTTATATCTAAGGTATGAACTAGCACCTACTGAAACGTAGTGTCCAGCGTGGTTTGACTGCCTATGATTGCCGCATGAGATACACGGTAGGTGGTGATCTCTTGCCCTGATAAACGCATTGAATGAAGTCTGGGCTTCTCTTTTCCACTCAATATGAGATTTGATTTTTTCATGCAGCAGTTTGATTGTCTGCTTTTGCTCTTTTTCAGCTTTAACTCTTGCCCAGGCTTTTGAACATGGAACAGAGCAGACAATTTGCAATGGGCGGTAAGCCTCAAATGACGATCCGCAAACTTTGCACTTTTTCATAAGGCCAATAATCGTGATTGCGGGATTACATAACTTTTCCCGTGACCTAAATCGCTAATATTTTCGGTTTTGATGGCATCGATTGATTTAATGTAGCCTTTGATGTGAACGATGTTTCCTTCTACTACAGCCAAAATATAAATATCAACATCTTCTGGGGATTTATCTATATGAATTGCCAGATTTCCATCTTTGTACCTGGTGGCCTTTACATCAATTCTTTTCCCTTTGCTGATTAGATCAACCCCACCTTTTCTTGGAGAAATAGATAAATCGGGATAGCAGTTAAGAACTTTTCCACAGGCGAGTTCAGCTAATGCTCCATCCCAATCGATTTGAATGGGGTCTTGTTTACCCATCTGTTTATCTGAAATTCCATTAGTGCGGCAACTATTGTTTCTAGCTACGGCTAATTGATGCGCTAATAAAACCTCTTGCGAATTAAGCTCTACTGATCTCACGCTAACCACTCCACGCCATGCTCTGCTCCAAACGCTGCCATAAGTTCTTGCAAATCCGTCATTTCTTTAATTGTCATTTTTGATGTAGATTGACCAAGAACAACAAATCCACCATCAATTGCTGGCACGACATCTTGTTTTTTTAGTGATGCCGAAAAAATGTCTTTCCAATTTTCTGCGGTCAGTTTTTTTCCATACCATTTGACCTGGTTAGAAACATCTCCAAGCATCGCCCACATACGGCGGTTTTGCTCAATAGTTCTTGTCTTGGGTTTAACTTCAACGCAATAACCTTCTGGGGCTTGTTTAACGCAATCAATAGCGTTATTTCTTGCTATGTCGTGTTCAAGAAAAAAGATTTGTTTGGTCATTCTGGTTTGCATCCTTGAGCGCTGCAATTACCGCATCCCGACTGGGAGCATTTCTCGTTCTGGCAATTGATGCAAACATCGATTCCTGATGCAGTCTTGATGGTCTGGCTTATAACACCAGACGGGCAGAGCAAGCCACACACCCCAGAGCATATAAACCCGATGAGAGGAATTGGGATTCCATCTTTGCAGCGTGAATTGCACAGTATGAGCATTTAAGCGGCTCTTCCAATTGAGTTAGTAAATCGTCTGATGGCAAGTAGCGCCTCTTCTTTTTGCTTTTGAGTTATAGCGATCTCAGCTTGTGTCGGCTGCTTGGTAATGATGGAATGTGGCCTATCGGGTATTCGTGGGCCTTGCGTACATAGCTCACGAAATGCAATGGCTGATGGAATAAACTTACTATCCATATTTTTAATTGCAAAATCCATGCTTGGTCGGTAAGTTGCATAGCGATCCAATACATCAGCCCAGGTGTCAACTACGGATTGCTTATCCATATCGCCCCAATGTGTTCTAAACATCGTTCCGTAAATAATCGACATCTTTGAGAATATGTATTTCACGCCGAAATGTGGGTTGCAGAAATCAGCCTCTGAGTAAATTAGCATTTGCGTTTTCCATGTCGATTGATACGAATTTTGTGTAATCCTGTGCAGGAGCTTTAGGCCTGAGCAAGCCACCTGTAAGTTGATGGAGAGCTTCGTTACCTTTGTCTAGCCTACTTTGCGCTTGTGATTGCTTTGGTGGGTAAACGTCAGCCCATCCTGATCTCATTGATGTGTGCATTTGATCCAGCGCAATCTCAGGAGAATGAGCTTTAGCAATCTTTATTAGGTTTTTAACCATGAGCCGTTCAGCAAAATCGCTCATCTTCTTTTTCAATGAAATTCTAAATTGCACAAAATCATCCCAATCTGATTTTGATAACCAAGAAGGAAGGTCTTTTTCTGTAATCGGATTCGCCTTACTTTTCGCTTTATGGTTAAGTGATGGTTCTATTGATGGTTCATTGATGGTTATGGGTGCAGATTTTGCAGGGGGGTGGTGCAATGGTTGCAGGGGTGGGGGTGCAGATTTTGCAGGGGTGTCCTGCAATGGTTGCAGGGGTGCAGAATTTGCAGTAGTGCAGAATTTGCAGTGGTCAAGATGGTAAATGGTTGACCTACCGTTGCGTGTTTTCTTACATAAAATTCCTAAATTTTCCAAAGTAGAAATATGATAGAAAACACTTCTCTCACTCATACTGCATTTCTCTGCAATAGTTGAAATTGATGGATAGCACTCACCTTGGTCGTTTGCGTTGTCACAAAGAGCAAGCAAGACCATCTTCTGACCAGAAGGTAAAGATGAGCGCCAGCATTCGGTCATTAGCTTTACGCTCATGTGTTTTGATCTACATAAGAGTGAACTAAATCGGAAAGCGCCCTAGGATCATCGTTAATTAAAAGTAACAACTTTTGAATGACATCTGGGTTAAATGTCTTATAAAAATAAGCCGCTAATATGCCAATCTGATAGAGTTCATGATCTGCGGAGGGGGTTGTTTGATATTCATCATCATCAACATTTTCATCATTGAAAATAGTCATATTTGGGTCTAATCCCAAATAACCCGAAATTAACGAACCAGCCTCATATTCATCTTCTGGACTGACGAATGATGTTATTACTTTGATAAAGGATTCCTGAGAATGGTGATCTTTGTGGCAACTTTCGCATAAAACAGATAACTGTCCTATCGAATACTCCCAAGGATCTCTACCCTTCAAATATGATTTGTGATGTACGTTCAAGGTAGATTCAGAATCTCCGCATAACTCACAAGTAAATTCAGCAGCCTCCATCGCCTCAAGCCTTTTGCGCTGCCACCTTGGATCTTTTAACTTTTCAAAATAACTAATTTTGTTCATTTACTTCCCCTTGTTCAATTAACCCCAGATAAAACACTTGGCAGAGAGTTGGGGAAAACTCCTTTTCGGCGATCAACCTAGCCAAGTAACCAACAACAACTACCCAATAAGCTAATCAAAGCCTTTTTCCATCACCCTTCCATCACGATTCCGAGCTATGTACCTTGTGTTTAGTGATGTTTGCCACCAAATTAGACTTATGGATCTCTTTCTTAGCCCACTCCAACAAAACAGGCTCCAGCACCTCAAGTCGGTGTTGGCCTGTGGCTTGGCAAATCGCATCCGTTACTTCAATAATCAAAGCGTCAACAGATCCACGCAGTTCAACTTTTGCGCTCATAAAGTCACCAATTTTTTTGAATTTTTAGAAAATCTGGATATAGCCGCAATAACCCTATCCTCAATTCGAGGGGGCAATACTTCAGGCCACTTAGAAACGGCTTGGTATGAAATCCCAATAGCTTCTGCTGCTGAAGTTATTGATCCACCAAGTAATTTGATTGCTTCTTGCTTATTCATGGGCTTAATTGAACCACAGTTCAAGTAAATATGCAACCCAAGTTCAATTAAAACAAAATAAGATTACAACTATGGTTAAGTATTGGGATCGTCTTAAGCCCTTAATGGACAAAAATGGAATCGGAAATCAAGAAATGGCTGATGCGCTTGGCGTTTCTTTTCAAGCAATTGTCAAAGTAAGAGATGGCGGATCTTTTGGGAGAATAAATAATTCCAAAGCAGCCAAATATTTTGGTGTCGACCCCGATTGGCTTTCTACTGGTGCGGGTAATTCTCAATCAAGATCTAGCAGCGTTATAGAATCTAATGGGAATGAAATTACCATTCCACAATTTGATGCTATTGGCGCTATGGGAAATGGGTTAGTTTTGAGAGATCAATCTGGAGTAATCGAAAGCTGGAGAGTGTCACCTGATTGGTTATCAAAGAACGTCAAGGTACATTCAGGGGTAAAAAATCTAGCAATCGTCACGGGTTTTGGGGATTCTATGCGCCCAATGTTTAACTCTGGTGATCCCCTGCTAGTAGATATAGGCGTAAGCACCGTTGAGTTTGATGCAATCTATTTCTTTAGGGTTGGTAACGAAGGCTTTATCAAAAGGCTGCAACGCATTCCAGGAGACGGCATTAGAGCAATCTCAGAGAACAAAGGTTATGAGGGATGGACTATCAAGCCAGATATGGATTTTGAAGTGTTTGGGCGTGTTTTAAAGGTCTGGTGTAGCGAAGATTTTTAATGAATTCAAAAAAATTATTATTTATTTTTGCTATTTCCGTCTTTTTGCTGGGGTGTGCATCTCAATCTCAAAATCTTAGTATTTCAGAATTAAATCTAAGACAAGCTAATAACGAAAAAGAATCCGTAAGATTTTATAAAAATAAAAGTGTTTTAGAGATTCAAGGGGCATCTCAAAAGCAATTATTTTTGCTAGATCCTGATGACATGAAGTTCGATGTAGAAAAAAACGCCCTTCTTGCCACTAGGTTTAGCACTTTTTATGCTGTTTTTTCTTTTGGTTTTGGAAGAGATTGGTATAGCGTAAACATAACACCAGAAAAAGATGGGGCGCTAGTTAAATTTGGTTTATATGGAGAAATGCTAACTGGCTTACCAAGCCCTATTCCAGAAAGTTTTAAATCAAATATCCCTATTAGCGCCGCAAATAACCCAAATGATTTCAAAATATTTCACGATAGACTTGAGTATTTGTTAGGTATCACATCATCCTGGCCTGAATGTAATGATTACAAGTCTAAGCAGCTTAATAAAGATCAAAAAATGCTTATGTGCGATCAAATTGGCCTAGAAAACAATCACCCTTAAAAACAAAACACCTTCAATAACCCGCTTTGGCGGGTTTTTTTACGCCTAAAAATTTAACTTTCTTAAAAAATTGAACTTATTTTCACTTTTAATTGAACTTTGGTTGTTTTATTGATTTAACTATGGTTCAATAGAGGTTAAGAAGTGATTTAAATATGGAAATGATTGGGAATTAGGTGACGGTAACAAGACGAGCCATATGTGCGATAGCTCTTGGCAAACCCCCAATCAAATCCACCATTTTCGGAGAACTAAAAATGCGTGATATTGCAAACGGTGTATTTCTAGGGTTTATGGCTTTTACAGTTCCACTTTGTATATATGTTGTATCTACGGGAGGTCTGTAATGAGAACGCCTCCATTGTTTAACGGCAAAGTCTGGATTGGCAACAATTACCAGCGCCCTCTTCCTAACTTAGTTCAATCCCGTGATGCTCAAGCAATTCAATACGCTTTATTAAGCAAAGAGCGCCCAGGGCTATCTGATTATTTACGCAGATTGATTGGGCTGTAATGACCGAGAAAACTCATTACAGAAAGGCTTTTAATAGCCCGTACTTAAGCGCAGCAGACATTACTGCCCCAACGGTATTAACTATTAAAAAAGTGTCCCTGGATGCTGATAAGACTAAGAAAACTAAAGAGCGTTTTAATACCGCTTATTTTGTTGAATCAGAAATCCGCCAAGGCGAACCGCTTAAACCAATGATCCTTAATGCGGGTAACAGTAAAGCTCTTAAAACGCTTGCTGGCACTCCATTTATTGATGACTGGGCAAATCTTAAAGTTACGGTCTATGTCGATCCCTCAGTACGTTTTGGCAAAGATACGGTAGAGGGATTACGGATTAGCTCAATTGTTCCAGAAGTACGCAAAACAATAACACCAGATATGCCTGCTTGGGCCAATGTCAAATCAGCTTATTTGCGAGATGGAAATCTTAAAGCGGTTTTAGCAAAAGTGGATATTTCTCAAGAACATCAACAGCAACTTATTGAGCAATGTTCTCAAAAGGATGCTGCGTAATGATTTTTTATGACGTGGAGCAAAACACCGATGAATGGATGCGCCTTAGATGTGGAAAAGTTACATCGTCAAACTTTGGATGCTTTATGGCGAACGAGGGAAAAGCCTTTGGCGAGCCAGCAAAAGACTACGCCTTGCAAATTGCTTTGGAAATCATCACAGGCAGAAAAGCAGAATACGGATTCTCAAACACCCATACAGAACGGGGACATGAACAAGAACCAATAGCCCGTCAAATGTATGAGGATTACACCTTTTCAGAAGTTACCAATGGCGGTTTTTTTTGTCACGAGACTTATGGAGATAGTCCAGATGGCCTGGTTGGAGATGACGGTGGCATAGAAATTAAATCAGTAATCGCTAAAACGCATAACGCTACTTTAAAGCGTGGCAGCTTTGACCCGTCTTATAAATGGCAGCTTATTGGGCATTTAGATTGCACGGGCAGAGAGTGGTTCGATTTCGTCAGTTTTTGCTCTGATTTTCCAGTAGGCAAACAATTAATCGTGCATAGATTGCACCGTAAAGATTACTTAGATGAGATTTCAAGACTACGAGCGAGAAGAGCCGAGTTCTTAAATCTCATTCAAAGTGAAGTTTTATCTATTAAAGCATTACTTAATTAAAGGAAAAATATGTCGGAATCACAAACAATCACACTTCATCTTGATGTGGATGGAGTTAACAAAATTTTAGCTGGATTAGACACCATGCCTCATAACCAGGTGCGACCACTTATTGATTTAATTCTTGAGCAAGCAAATGGTCAAATTATTCCAGCAACTACAACGCCTTCTTTAGCGGAAGAAGAGGAAGTTGAATAATGGCCTCAGTCAATAAAGTAATCATCGTAGGAAATCTAGGTAAAGATCCAGAAAAGCGTGATTTTAGTAACGGTGGATCTGTAACCAATATTTCTGTTGCAACAATGGATCGTTATAAAGATAAACAGTCTGGCGAACTAAAAGAAACAACAGAATGGCATCGTGTTGCATTCTTTGGAAAGTTGGCAGAGATTGCTGCTCAATATTTACGCAAAGGGTCGCAAGTGTATATCGAGGGCAAACTTAAGACTCGTAAATATGCTGATGCGAATGGTATCGAAAAATTCTCAACAGAAATCGTTGCAGAAACTATGCAAATGCTAGGCAACAAAATGCAATCTGCTGGGGCCGTTCATCACCAGGCAGAACCAGCATATTCTGCACCAATGTCTGATGACGATATTCCGTTTTAGAGGCTGATATGGATATTTCTGAACGCATCTTAAGAATTGACGCAATTATTAAAGAGCTTAAAAAATTAAGCGCTTACGCATCGCCAATTAGAAAAGATTTATATTTTGAACCGCTTACCAGGCTGTATGCAGAAGTTGGGCAAGCCGTAATTGAGGCTGATAGATTGGGTAACGATCCATCGTCTGATATTGAGGTAATCGTAAATAGCTGGGTTTCAGACTTTAACTGGGAGGGTTATTTATGAGTCCAATGGAACAGAAAGTTTTTAACTTTATTGAAAAGAATCAGCCATGCTCAGTTAAAGATTTGGTAAATGCGGGTTTTAAAGCGGCTACGACTGGAAATATTTTGTCTAAATCCAATTTGTATAGACGCAAATCAGTCAACGTATCAAAAGGCAGCAGATATTTTGTTTATACGATAAGCGATAGTAGCGATATAAACAATATTCTCGCAGCGCCAGTTTTTAAACGTGCCGAAATTAAACAGCATCCGTTAATGACGGCTTTTTATGGGATGGCGGCATGACAAAAAGCCGAAATCTTATGGCCAAAAGACATATTTGGACTGATGAACAAATCGCGATTTTAAGAAACCGTTACCCAAATGAGAAATCAGAAATTATTGCTAAAGATATTGGCGTTGTCATTGAGTCAATTTACAACAAGGCATATTCCCTTGGATTAAAAAAATCTGATGAATTTTTTAATTCTCCTGTTTCTGGTCGAACTAATGGGAAACAAGGTGCTTGCTCAAGATTTGTAAAAGGTGTGAAACCCTGGAACAAAGGTATGAAAGGTTTACAAATTGGTGGCATAGAAACACGCTTTAAGCCTGGTTCAAAACCAATCAATCATAGGCCAGTTGGAAGTACCCGAGTATCTGTTGATGGATATGTAGAAATAAAAATTGCCGAGGGATTGCATCAATGGAGATTGCTCCATCGTGAAAACTGGAAAAAACAACACGGTGAATATCCACCAAAAGGTATGGCGTTGGTATTTAAAGATGGCAATAAACAAAATTGCGATATATCAAATTTAGAACTTTTGACCAGGGACGAATTAATGGATCGAAATACATACCATCGCTATCCAAAAGAAATTGCTCTTTTGTTGCAATTAAAGGGCGCATTAACAAGACAGATAAATAAGAGAACAAAACATGAGCAAAAATAATATTGAAGAATTAAGGCAGTATTTATTCGATACGATGCGTGGATTAAAAGACGGATCGATTGCGCTAGAAACTGCAAAAGCCATTAGTGATGTTGGTCAAACAATTATCAATACTGCAAAAGTAGAAATTGACTATGCAAAAGCAGTTAATGGAGATTGTGAAAGTAAGTTTCTCGCTCAAGAAGAAGCCCCATTGCCAGAGGGCATTACCAGTATTAAGCGCCATAGGATCGCATGATGACTAACATTAACAAGACTTTAGAAGAACGTGGAACTCGCTACGGGAAGTTTGTAGATCACGCATCGATCTCTCAGAATTTAAAGTATGTAATGCAAACCACTCCTAATTGGTCTAAATTGCACCCAGATCAAATGGAGTCTTTAGACATGATTGTTCATAAAATCGCCAGAATTCTTAATGGCGATCCAAATTATGATGATTCATGGCATGACATTGCTGGCTATGCAACATTGGTCGCAGAAAGATTACGGGGTAATGTCAAATGATTACAATAGAAGAATCAAAATTAAGTTCAATGTTATTTGCGGCTGCCCAGGCAGGGGCAGAAAAGGCTATAAGCGCCCTAGTTTCATACAACCTTAAAGATGCTGCAAAACAAATTGGCATTACACCAAAGACGTTAACTAAAAGAATTTTAGAAGGAAAAATACGTTCTGTTGATGGCCGTATAACTGGATCAGAAATTAGACGTTATTTAGCAAGCTAATCTAATCTGGAGGCCACATCTTCAGGATTTGGATTGTAATATTCCAACGCCCTTTTGGGGTCTGTCCATCCAAAGATTTTGCACATATCAAAAATAGCTTGCTGGGCAGTTACGTCTTTATTGCTTTTAAATTTACCAGCCATCCAAGTTGCCGCAGTATGGCGTGTATCGTGAAAAGTAAACCCTGATAAGCCTTGGCGTTCTCGAATGGTTCTAAAACGGGCATCTAAAGTTTGCGGTTTAAGGGAAAAAACAGATTCTTTATCAAAACCACGCATTTTATTGACTATGCGAACGGCTTTTTTAGACAAGGGTACATCTCGCCCCATTCCCGTCCTTCTGCCAATTTTATCGATCTCTATGACTAGGTGGCGGGGTTTGACGTTGCTCCAATGCAGTCCCGTCATATCCCCTGCCCTCATTCCCGTACGCAGAGCCAATAAGAAACAAACGGCAATAGATTGAGTTAAAGAATTGATGTGTGGCGCTATAGGGCTGTAATCAAGACCCCTTAAGATTGCTTTAATTTCTGGTCTAGTAATTAACCTTTTACGACTTGGCGGCTCTTTTGGCTTCTTAGAATCCCGCACGGGATTTTCCTTGACCCATTGCCAACGCAGCCTAGCGGTCTCCATCACGCCTGAGAGCATTCCTAATTCCCGCAAAATAGTGCCATCTTTGACGGTCTTAGATCGTTCTTTAGAAAAGTTTTCAAAGTCAGTAGGGTTAATAAGTCCAATCTTCTTGGATAGCGGCAACCATTCAGGATGAGCTAAAAACGCATCAATCCGAATTTGCTCCCATCTGGATCCCGCATTGTCTGGGCTTACCTCATCACGGTATTTAACCAGCGCATCTTTTAAGGTGTACTTATGGGCTGGCGCAGTTTTAGAATCTTCACGAATAGCTGTTTCTTCTTTAGCGACCCACAATAAGGCTTCCCGCTTAGTCACAAAGGAGGCGCTCTTGCGTACACCTTGTATTTCGATCTCGGCTCGATAGCCTTTAAGAGTTTTTCTAATGTAAGCCATGCGGGATGTTTTGCGGGATTTTAGCGGGATCTATTGTTTAATTTCTTCCAATTTAATGGAAACAAGAAGAAACGGCAACCTGCAAACCCTTGTATTTACTACTTATTTCTTTTTAGTGGGAATTAAAAAGGAAATTATGGTGCCCGAGGCCGGAATCGAACCGGCACGACTTTTTTGAGTCGGCAGATTTTAAATCTGCTGTGTCTACCGATTTCACCACTCGGGCCCGCACTAACAGTAACTGCCGTGCTTTCAAGACAAGC